GGATTTACATTAACTCAAAAAACAAGACCATTAGTTATAGCAAAATTAGAAGAATTTTTTAGAGAAAAATTAGTAACAGTTCATTCACAAAGATTGATTGATGAATTGTTTGTATTTATATATAATGGAAGTAGAGCAGAAGCTATGTCAGGATATAATGATGATTTAGTAATGTCTTATGCGATGGGTTTATGGATAAGAGAGACAGCTTTAAGATTAAGAGCTGAAGGTATAGAATTGCAAAAGAAAGCAATAAACAGTATTACAACAAATCAAGGTGTTTATACACCAACAAGTAACCAAAATGATTCTTGGGTGATGGAAACTGGTAAAGAAAAAGAATCATTAGAGTGGTTAATAAAATAAAAGAGGTAAAAAATGGCTGATAAAAGTCTATTTGGTAGATTACAACGATTATTTTCTACAAATGTAATTGTAAGAAACGTAGGTGGCAAAAAATTAAAAGTTGCTGATACAAGTCGTACACAATCTATAACAAGAAACAATTTAGTTGATAGATATCAAAAAATATTTACTGGTGCAGGTCTAAGTGGATATTCAGATTCATTATTAACTAAGTCAATGAGATTAAATCTTTTTAAAGATTATGAATCAATGGATAATGATGCAATAATTTCAAGTGCTCTTGATATTTATGCAGACGAATCCACAATGAAATCTGAGTATGGTGATGTTTTAGAAATAAAAACAGATAATAATCAGATTAAAGAAATACTACATAATTTATTTTATGATGTTATTAATATAGAATTTAATTTATGGCCTTGGGTTCGTAATATGTGTAAATATGGTGATTTCTTTTTGAAATTAGAAATTGATGAAAAATATGGTATTACAAATGTAGTTCCTTTATCAGCTTATGATGTATCTAGA